TGGAACGAATATATTAACAAAGAAGATTTCATACAGGGTGTTATCGATGCTGATGGTTATGGACACACAATTAATAGTTACGATGGAAATGCCGACGAGATTTATGTCAAAGACCAGCTATTTTATGTAATGAGAATTGATTAATAGTTTTAAACTATTATAATTTTTATATGGGTAGAAAGAAAAAAATGTCATTTAAATTGAATCCTGAATGGATGTATAAAGAACCATTGGATTTTGAGTATAACAAATATACTTTACTGGATTATTTGCAAAAGTGTGACCAAAGTTTTGATAAATTTGAACTTTACCCGAATTTTGTAGAATTGTCTTTGCATTTGGCAAACATACAATCTATAGTAAAAGAAAACACTTTATTACTAACTGACAAAAAATTCGAATCATTTGACGATGAAATCTTAGTTAAAGAACTTATTCCGAAAAAACCGAGAAAATTATCTCAAGAAGAGGAACAGGAATTAGATAAAACAATTAAGTACTCAGGTCCTAAATTATTTGATGCATTCAATATCGCAAAATCTATTTGGAATATTGCATTCGAATCAATCGATTTATATCTCAGAAAAAACAGAAACAGTTTAGTTGCTGGTACTGGATATATTTTCTTCTACAGAAAACAAAACGAGAAATTATATGTTTGGGAATATGAAATAAGACCCGACAAAAAAGATAAATCAACTAACAGAACTTATTTAAATTTAATTTATGATGGTTTGGTTGATGAATTTACCCTCACGGAAATAATTGATACTTTTTCAAAATGGAACCAAACCGATTATTATAAAGAACTTCCAATTTTTGAAATCAAATGCTCACAAAACTTTCCATTCGAGCAAACAATGGTTCCAATTATCAAAAGAAAAGTTATGTCTTATATTTTTCAAGTTGTTAATGCTGAAAAAATAAATAACTTTGACTCTGAATTATAATTTTACTATACTTTTGTCATGGGATTCAATAAAAGATGGGTTAACCTTGAATGGTGTATCAACGCTTTAAAAGAAGGAAAACTCAAAGAATATTATGGAAAAAGTGATATGTTAGTATTCGAGGACGATACTAGCTCCCTTATATATGATTTATACGTCCAAGGTAAAACGGACGAAGAAATATTAATTATTATTAACAAAAAAAACATGGAGGAAAAAACCAATGAAGTGTATCAAATCAATCAAACCAACTAAGAACACCGAAGTAGGTGTTATTGTGAGAATCGATGAAATCGAGGCAGAAACCAAAGTAAAAACAGGTTACTGGTCCTACGTTCCAAAATCTGAGTATAAGGCTTGGAAAAAAGGAGTGACTGTAGAGGAACTACAATCAACTGAACAAGAAACAAAAAAAATAAAAGTTAAAAAGAAAAACTAATGAACAAGAATTTAATCAAGATGTTAAAGACCTCAGCAGAGGCAGAAAAGGCTAAAGCGTTATTGTCTTTAGATTTGTTAGGAAATAAAAGTGTTGGTATCGGAGACCACTCAACAAAAGATTTCTATAATAACGCTGAAGAAGCATTACAAATGTTGGTTGATGCTGACGATAAGTTAGAAGCTATTGCAAAGTATTTTGAAAACGATGAAAAAGTATCTTAAGAAAATAGAGTTTTGGATTGATATTCACTTAGTTTACTACCTATACAATGGAAGTAAGATACAGAAATATTATGATTACTTAGAAAAAAAATGGGGTAAAAATGAGTAATGAAATGGTAAACCACCCGAACCATTATGGGGGTGAAAATAATCCATACGAAGTTATCAAAGTATGTGAGGATTGGGAATTGGATAAAGATGCCTATCTATTCAACGTTGTGAAATATGTTGCAAGAGCTGGAAAGAAATGTCCAACCAAGGAATTAGAAGATTTGAAAAAAGCGGCATTCTATTTAGACAGAAAAATTCAAAATCTTCAGAAATGATAATTTGGTTTACAGGACAACCTGGTTCAGGTAAGACAACAATTTGTAAAAGAATTCTTTGGGAAAAGCCAGGTGTTTTCCATATTGATGGTGATGACCTAAGAGACCTTTTTGATAACAAAGATTATTCAGAGTTAGGTAGAAGAAAAAATGTCGAATTAGCTCAACAAATTGCTCATTACCTCCACAAAAAAGGTAAAGACGTGGTTGTCTCATTGGTTTCTCCATACAAAGACCAAAGAGATAAGTTCAAAGAAAAGATTGGTCATAATATGTTTGAGGTTTATGTCCATACTTCTGAAATAAGAGGACGAGAAGATTTCTTTGTAAAGGAATATGGACAACCAACTGAAAACTACTTGGATATCGACACAACAAACGAAAGTGTTGAAGAATCCATAAAAAAAGTTTTAGATTACGTAAAAAAATAATTAATGATTGACTTAACTATATTTGAAAAACTTAAAACATCATACCAAGGGGCTTATCCATTTCCTTATGTTGTGATTGATAACTTCCTACCAGAATTTATTATGACCAAATGTCTTGAGGAGTTACAGAATCATAAGGAGTGGAGTAGTAACAAAATGGAATGGGTTGAACCATTCCAAGTAAATAAATTCTTTATCCCTGATGAAAAAGATGATATCGAATATGTTAAATCAAAAGTGCCGATTACATCGCTAATACTTGATTACTTGAACACCCCTAAATTTCTGAAACATTTGGAGAATCTAACAGGTATTAAAAAGTTATTTAGAGACCCTTTGTTAATGGGCGGAGGAGTTCATAAAATAAATAGAGGAGGAAAATTATCAATTCATATTGATTATAACAATCACCCAACGACAAAACATAGAAGAAAATTAAATTTATTGATTTATCTTAACAAAGATTGGGATAAAAGTTGGGGTAGTAATTTAGAACTTTGGGATAAAGAACTGACAAAAAAAGTTATAGAGGTTGAACCAATATTCAACAGAGCTGTTATTTTTACGATAGATGATGCGCCACACGGACATCCATATCCATTGAACTGTCCTGAAAATGTTTCGAGATATTCTTTGGCGTTGTATTATTTTATTGATGAAGTACCTGAAGAAAAACATTCAGTGATTTTTTATAGAAACGATGAGGTTGGTATCACGGACAATAGTAACAGTTATGATAAAATTTTTAAAACAAGCTAACTATGAAAATTCACGTTGAAGGAGACCCAAAGCTAAAGAACAATTCAGGTAAACAATATTCAATGTTTATCGGAAGGTGGCAACCATGGCATGAAGGTCATCTTTGGTTGATTGACGAAAGATTGAACGAGGGAAAGAATGTTCTGATTTGTATCAGAGATATCCAACCAGATGAAAAAAATCCATTCAGAGCGAGTGAGGTTGAGTCAAATATAAAAAAAGAACTTTGGCAATTAGTAGGCCAAGAAAGAGTGAAGGTCATAATTATACCTGATATTGAATCAGTTAATTTTGGTAGAGGTGTTGGATATGATATTATAGAACACGTACCACCACAAGAAGTCGGAGATATCTCCGCAACAAAAATTAGAGAACAACTAAAAGAAGAGGGTAAATTATGATTGAAACAAATAAGATAATAAATGGAGATTGTATTGAGGAGATGGGTAAATTACCCGAATCATCTGTTGATTTAGTTGTAACATCACCACCATATAATGTGGGGATTGATTATGACACTCACGACGATAATCAATCCATGGAGGATTATTGGAAATTTACCGAAAATTGGCTAACTCAGGCATTTAGAATCTTGAAGGATGATGGTAGGATTGCTATCAACATTCCATATGAAGTAAACGTACAAGACAGAGGTGGTAGAGTATTATTCATGTCAGAGTTTTGGTATGTGATGAAGAAGGTTGGATTCAAGTTCTACGGACTTGTTGACCTTGATGAGAACTCACCACACAGAAGTAAGACAACCGCTTGGGGTTCTTGGATGTCACCCTCATCACCATATATCTATAATCCGAAAGAGTGCGTCATTCTTGCATATAAGAAAGATAGAATTAAGAAAGTTAAAGGAGAACCTCAGTGGATTGGAGAGGCTATTGATGTAGAACAGGAAGATGGTACAATTAAAAAGAAAACCGTATACCAAGAGGAAGACAAGAAAGAGTTTATGAGTTTGGTTTATGGACAGTGGGAATACTTCGCCGATACTAAACAACAAACAAAGGCGACTTTCTCAATGGACATTCCAATGAAAGCCATCAAGATTTTGACTTACAAGAACGATATTGTTTTGGACCCATTCTGTGGTTCAGGAACGAGTGTTGTTGCTTCAGTAATCGGAGACAGAAGATGGATTGGGATTGAGTTAAGTTCGAACTACTGCGAGGTTGCACGAAAAAGAGTTCAACATTTTGTTGATTTAAAAAAACAGGGTGTTCTAAACTTCGGAGAATAAAAATTAATAACCAACATATATAAACTAAAAAGGTCCTCGAGACCTTTTTTTTGTATCTGAGAGTATTTATAAATAAAAACCTTGATGGCTGAGATTATAATAACTGAACGTCAACTCAATTTAATTAGGGAGAGGACTCTTTCGGAATACACAGATGAAAATGGCGAATTGATTAATGAAGCCCAATGGTATAATACTGTGATGGATATTTTGGGTATTTTTGACCCAACACCTATAATTGATATTATCAATTCTACATCATATTTCATTCAAGGTGATACACTATTTGGAATTCTAACAATCGTTGGTGCTATACCATACGCTGGGGATATTGTGGCTAAACCTGTTTTGGGTGCTCTTAAAATTGGTGGACCTTCTGTTAAGGCTTTAGAGTCTGCAATCAAACTTTCTAAAGGTGCTGCTGTTGGTAGTAAGGAGTACAAGGCGGCAACCGCAACAATAGAAAAATTGGCACAAGAGCCTGGTGTTGTAGGTAGTTTCTTACAAAAGATGGGAGGTACTTTTGGTGATAAAGTAATTAAAACAATTGATGAAATACCTGCAGGACCATTCAAAGGATTAAAAAACACTATCAAAAGTTATTTCCAATTATTAAGTAATGCTGGTAAGAAAAGTACAATGTTCCGAAAAAGTGCTGGAGACCTTGCTAAGAATTTCCAAAAAGGCACGGCAACTGTCAAAGACGTTGAACTTTTGAAAAATTATCTTAAGACAGAAAAAGTGTTCAATCCTGCAACTCTAACTAAACCAGGTTTCTTCACGAATGTATTTTTTGGAGGGATTCCAAGGTTATTTAGAGACCCTTCCCAAAGAAGATTAAGAATTTTAATGCAATCAACAAAATGGTGGTTAGGATTCCTTGATTATATTGGTTTAGGTAACTGGGTAGGAGCTGAAGAATTAGCTAAGAAAATGGGTGATGAGAATTTCATGAAAAAGGTTGAAGAATACAATCAAACACCCTTGGCTCAACAAAACTTTGAAGACCAATTTGGTTCTCAAAGTGGAGGTGGTCAAACAAATAATCAACAAAATACTTCAACAGGTTCAAACTCAAGTTCAGAGCCAAATCTTGACCCATTTGCCAAGATGTTGAGAAATGTATTGATGGGACAAATAAACCCTATACCAGGTATGTAATAACATAGAATATGAAAGAAGAATTAATAAAAAAACTAGTACAAATCCAACTTCAATGGAAGTTTTTACATTGGCAAACATTTGGTGATGCTAAACATAGAACCTACGGAGAAATATACGACGGACTTGGTGACCTTATAGATGAGTTTACAGAAACGATGATGGGTAAATACGGAAGACCCGAGTTCGAACCAGAGTTTGCACTTATGTTTCAAGATATCTCCTCATTGAGTATACAAAACTTTATGGATGGTATAACAGAATTTTTGGTTGGGTTTTCAGACCAATTGGATTCAAGATACGATACAGACCTATTAAACTTGAGAGACGAGATGTTAGGATTGATAAATAAATCCAAATTCTTGTTGACACTAAAATATTAATCATGGCAAAAAAAGTAATAAGATTAACTGAATCAGATTTAACCAGAATCGTTAATAAAGTAATACAGGAACAAACAGAAGAAAGAAATTTTGTCAAAGGGATTCAAACCTTTCTAAATTCCAAAGGAGCAAAACTTGCGGTTGATGGAAAGACAGGTCCTAATTCTCAAACGGAGAAGGCGATAATGGCGTACCAAAACCAAATCGGTGTAAACCCAACTGACGGTAAATGGGGACAAGACACTTGGGACAAAATGCCTGAAAAAGACAGAGTTCTTTTGAAAAAAATGATTGCTCAACAAGGTGGTCTAATCGACGTATTTTTAAACAAGTTAGGACTGTAATGTCAAGAATATTAAAAGAAAGTGGACTAAGAGATATTTCAGCTTTGAGTAATAGATACCCCAAAGCTGAAATTTATTTTCATCAAGACCTTGATGGTGTTACCACAGCGATTGCAATGAAGAAATACCTTGAGGACAATGGTATTGATGTTGTTGGTGCTCATGTAATTCAATATGGTGATAAAGAATTCTCCATAAAGAAAAATGATGCTCAAGGAGATACGATGCCAGTTCTTGTTGATTTCGCTCATGGTAAACCCATGTTCGTTATTCATACGGACCATCATGATAGACAGGCAGGTGCTGAAGGAACCAAGTCAACATCATTCAGACAATCACGTTCGAACGTAGAAACTATTTCACAAGTCGTTTCACCCAAAGACCTATTCCCATCATCAGATATTCTTCTCATAAGTACTGTCGATTCTGCTGATTTCGCCAAATACAATATAACACCTACAGAGGTTGTCAACTATCTATTCAGAGTTGATAAAGAAAAACCATTACAAAAAAATAAAATGTTGTTAGGGTTAGTGATAAATAAGTTATTGTTGGCATTCAAAAACAAACCAGGATTTTTAGAAGGTTTGGTTTTGGATTCTGAACCGTCATTATTATCGATTCTAAATAACATTAAAACATGGATGAAGGCTACTAATGCGGCTTCACCACAAGAACTACAAAAAAATGCGGACGAATATGCGCAACAAATGAAGGACTATCCGACAGTTTCGGACAACATTATATTCCAATACGGTGGAGGTAGTATGTTTAAGCCTGGGTCTTATGACAGGTATACCCCATTCAGAAATAATCCTGAAGCAGACTTTCTTATTATGGTCTGGCCAATGGGACTCGTTCAAGCGTCGTGTAACCCTTTCAAGAAAGAAAGACAACTCAAAGGGGTTAACTTGGGTGAAATCGCGCAAGAAGTATTAGGTAAGTGGGAAGACCAATTGAAATCGAAGACAATACCGTTATCTACAATTAAGTGGGTAAGTGAAACAGGTGTTGGACCTGAGAGTGTCGGTTTTACATTCAAGGACTTTGATGCTCTATATGGTGGGAAAATCATGTTCATGGAAAACGGAGAACAGATTTTGGAAAAGATAAAAGATATGATGGAAAAACCATTCAAAGATTTATCAGAGGAAGAAATGAAAACGTTGGACAAGATTGGTATCAATGCTTGGGACCTGTTACAATCAAACTCGGGTGGTCACAAATGTATTACAAACATATCCGGTTTAAACTACTTAGGAAGAAGTACAAGACCACCTCAAGGTCAGTACAAATATAATCCTGAGAAAGATGATTCACCTTACGTCAAGTTCACAAAAATGATTGCTGCACAATTTCAAAAAGTTTTGAAAGAAAAGATTGAACAATCTAATCAGTCTGTTGGTAATTCGCAATAAGTTTTTTACATTTGTTTATGGCAAAAAAGATATACACAAAAACAGGTGATGGTGGATTCACGTCATTATTGGGAGGAACTAAAGTACCAAAGAACGATTGGAGAATTGAGGCGTATGGCACAGTTGACGAATTGAATTCATTCATTGGTCTTTTGGGGGATAAGTTACACAACAGCGGTTCTTCATTCTCATTCAGTTTTTTAGAACTCGAAAAGATTCAAAACAATTTATTTAAGATTGGTTCTGTCTTGTCTTATGATATGACTGCTGATTTGAAAATCGAACTACCTAACGTTAAAGAATCTGATGTAAAGGATTTGGAAAATTGGATGGACACAATGGAGTTAACATTGGAACCATTAAAGAATTTTATTTTACCTGGTGGAAACGAGGCGGTTTCTTTAGCTCACGTTTGTAGAACAGTATCAAGAAGAGCTGAAAGACACACAGTTCAAGCTATTCAATATCCAATAATTACGAAGTACATCAACAGGTTGAGTGATTATTTCTTTATGTTGAGTAGATATATCGCTTCTGAATTGGGGGTAAAAGAGAAGATTTGGAAGGGTTAATCTAAAATGTATTCTACAGAGTCGCCAGGTTGAATATCTTCGATATCACAAGTACCACCTTCAACTTCTAAAACAATATTACCGTTACCACAGTATGAAGGGCAATCGAACTCATCGTCACATGGTGGACAATTGTGGTGTATATTCACAATAACATTATTTTTGATGATAATGATATCCAATGGTATTAAACAATTTTTCATCCAAAAACATTGTTGTTTACCACCCATCAAAAACAACAAACCGTCAAACGTATTGTCAAATGTTTTTCCCATCATACCAATTGCTTGGGATTTTTTATCGACAAGAACTTTGACATTAAAAATATTTTTATTAATTTTGACTTTCATATTAGATAAATACAATGGAAAAGAAAACGTACGTAGGAGTTATGGTTAAATGTAAAGATAAGTTACTTCTTTGCAAAAGAAATAATCAAGGTTCGTTTCCAGGTATGTGGTCCATTCCTGGTGGCAAACTTGAAGATAATGAAACAACACAGGAAGGTGCTCGAAGAGAATTCTTCGAAGAAACCGCAGTAGATATATCTGATGCCGACCTTCAGTTTATCGGATTGATTCCGAGACATACGAGAGACGGAAAAAAAATTAAGGGTATTATGTATGTTTATCTTTTGGAGGTCGAAACTGAAATTGAGCCAGACTTGGTAAATGCAATAGACGGTGAAGAACATACAGATTGGGGATATTTCCCAATGATGGGTATCAAGGCAGAAACGAGTGGAGAATACATGTATAAACTTGCTGAAATTGTACTTAAATAATGAAAAAGATTATATTAATATTGAAGGAGATTTGGTTGGGTTTCAAAATTGCTGAAGAAAATAGACATAAATCTCAATGGGGAAAGTTTTGACTTTTTGAAAAAAAATTTTTACCTTTGTAAAACCTTTGGGGAATATGAACATATTTATATGTTCAAGTCTGAAAAGACGAACACCCCAAATATAGTTTCATGAAAAAAAAGATTTGATAGTTTGAAAAAACATTCTTATCTTTGTGAAACGAAATCCCATAAGAAAGTTTTCGAGAGAATCCAAACCTTGTGGGATTTTTTATCTGAAGTTCTTTAAAATAATATATCGCGAGATAGTAGCAGCGGT